GCCCGACCAATGGCGCGGACGGAGCGAAGATAAGAAGCAAGGATCTGAGGGTGAAATAAAACTAAGCCTATTCAGAAAGAACTGCGTGAAAAGCTCTGTGACAGCCGCTGTAGCCGTATACAAAGAACTACTATCGGATGGTGTGGCACCTGAACAGGCCAGAAGCCTTTTACCTCAAAACATGATCACAGAGTGGATATGGAGCGGTTCACTAGATGCCTTCTCGTCAATGGCCCGGTTACGTTGTGCAGACGATACTCAGCTTGAATCAAGAATAGTTGCTGATCAGATAAGCGACAGAATGGGCTCACTGTTTCCCGACTCATGGAAAGCTCTAATGGAGAATGAATAATGGAAAAGGATTATAACCAATATTATAACAAGCATATTGAATGTGACTTTTGCGGACAAATGACCCGTGGTAGAATATGGTCTGAAGATCCGTATAAAATTAAATGTGGATCATGCCATCATATTTTGATGGACTTAGAGAAGAGTGTTCAACAGAACCCAGTTAGTGTTTCTAAGTATACCGCAACTAGTGGCGTAGACACATAACAACCACTTTTGCCCACACCACACAACTACCGTGTTGTGAAATAAAAAAAGCCCTGCAAAAACAGGGCAATCTTTATGATTGGTTGCGGGAGTAGGATTTGAACCTACGACCTTCAGGGTAGGTGGTTATTCAATATAAACAATAAGTTAAGGGTATGCGGGGGTGGTTATCACCATAACTAGTGGCATAGTTCAGCTATAATTCAGCTTGACGAATCATGAAAATGGGTGTATTTCTAGCGAGGCCGCTTCGGGGCCGAGCTTACCCGTAACCAGATCGAAGGGGAGTTCGATATGAAATCGGTAATAGAAAATATTAAGATTAAACCGGATGAAACAATCCGGATTGATTGCCCGGAATGTAGTGGTAAGGGAACACTAACGATTACATACAAGTCAGGTGCCGTGCTTTATAATTGTTTCAAGGCATCGTGTTATGTATCCGGGGTAATTAATCGTGATTATGATATTGGTTACATAAAACGTAAGTTATCCGGACAAGGCCCGGACGCACCATCGAAATGGAAACGTCCATTACCTGATATGACATCGTGTCCATCCCATCATCCATCCGTACTGAAATACCTTGAAGATAATAATGCATTATACGCATTTACTGAGAGGTTAATTCAAATTAGATACGACCCGAAAGCAAACCGGTGTTTGTTTTATATGAATAACAACACAGGGGCTGTTGGCCGGCATCTAAATGGTCACAAACCCAAGTGGATGGCATATGGTGATGTAACTGGAATACTTCCCGTGGGTAAATCAGATCATGGTATTGTCGTAGAAGACGCGGCCAGTGCCTGTGCGGTAGGTGCTACGGGTGTATATACAGGTATCGCTTTGTTAGGCACAAACCTAAATACAAAACAAAAGTCTCAACTATTATCATTTAACAAATTAACTATATGCCTTGACAAGGATGCCTCTCGTAAGTCATTAGTGTTACTACGTCAACTACAGGGGCTTGTACCGTGTTCGGTAAAGTTTCTTAACCAAGACCTAAAGTGCTACAACAGTTCGGAGATAGTTAGGGTAATAACATGACATACCGCCGCAAAAATTACGATGGTTCCTGTCATGGCCGAAAGGCATCTTCATGGAGTGATCCACATCAGGCCCCCCCTTTGTCGATTTAGTATTTTTAACAATTTAAATTGACCTAAAAAGGGTATGTAAAGATGAAAGCAAGAGGAATCGTGGTCATAGATTATGACCTTCCCGGTGGGTATAGAGAAGCCGCCATTGAAGAGGAAAAGTTGGAACAAGCTGTTGCCAGCCTAGTTAAAGGTAACCCTCGTGTAATATATCATGAGGTGGATATCCGTGAAAGGCGCGGTGATAACAAGCCCGACATAAAAAAAATGAAGCTCAGAAGTAGCTGATCTACCAAGCAAATATCAGAGTGATATCATCCCCGGCCATTGCGCCGGGGTTTTCGTTGTTGCCACTAGTGGCGTAGTTGTGTTAGAGTTCGACTATAGTACAACGAAAAGACGAGCAGAACCGGATGGACATATCTCTCCTCAAGTCACTAACAAGTGCAAATTTTTATAATGAAAACAAGGCGAACCTGACTAAAAACCTGTTTGATGATGAGCTTCGTGAGATCTATGAAATCATAAGCGAAGCCCATGACAGGTTTGATCACGACCTTCAGATCAATGACGTTATAGCGTTGTGGCAGAACAAGAACCCTGTCGCTACACGTTCTGATATTGAATCAATGAAGGGAGTGATTGCGACCATAAAGGACGCCCCACCTCTTTCAGACTCCGTAGCAAGTGAAGTCCTGCACGGATTGTGGCAACGTCACATCGGAACCAAGATTGCCAGCATTGGCCTCGAAATAAGTGAGGGCAATGATACGGCAATGGACAGGCTCAATACTTTACTAGACCGTAGTAAGGACGGGTTTCTTCCAACCGACTTTGGTGACTTCACGACCAAAGACATTGAAATACTATTGGCTGAAACAAGTAATGAAAGCCGGTGGAAGTTCAATATCGAAACTCTATCCCGTCATGTTTATGGGATAGGCCCTCAAGAATTCATGGTTACCTTTGCCCTACCAGAGACGGGCAAGACAGCCTTTATCGTTTCTATAGCCTGTGCTCCCGGTGGCTTTTGCGACCAAGGTGCACGGGTTATTTATTTAGGGAATGAAGAAAAGACTACACGAACAATGCTCCGTGCAATGCAAGCGTGGTCAGGCATGACCCGGGAACAGATACGGGATAACCCGCATTTAGCTCGGGACAGGTTTGAAATGATAGCAGACCGTTTCGATATGAACGAGATTCAGGATTGGGATCTTAATAAAATCGAAGCGTACTGCGAACAGGTAAAGCCAGACGTTCTCATTATTGATCAGGCCGACAAGGTTCATATCAACGGAAGCTTCAATGCAGGGCATGAAAGACTTCGAGAACTTTACCGGCGGCTCCGTGAAACTGCCAAGAAGTACGATTGTGCTCTGATAGCCGTTAGCCAAGCCAGCAATGATGCCAAGGGTAAAACTCGTTTGAGTGCCTTTGATATGGAAGGTTCAAAGATTGGTAAGGCGGCTGAATCCGATTTGATCCTTGGTATTGGCCGGCATGAGCCCGGTGATGTGGATGATAGTGAGCCGGATACCACACGTTATTTAACCATCAGTAAGAATAAATTGAGTGGTTGGCACGGCACAGAGATCTGTAACATTCAGGCCGGCATCAGCCGCTATTCGGAGTAGTGAATGCTGGTACAGATAACTAAGCGAGATTCTCTATCGGCTGAAGTAATGGCCAAGGATACCTTGAAGCTTCTTGAGCTACAGGGTGTGAGCCCACGTCTAGAGAATGATAAACAATCCCGGTTAGACGCAAACATATACGGATTTAAAGCTGAGTTTGCGGTGGCCCGTCTTTTCAACCTAGACCCACCATCCATTAACGTAGCCACGGATGGCGGTGTGGATCTGTGGTTTGATGATACATCGATTGATGTCAAATTTTGCAATCAGGAATACGGACAGCTCATATTTGATAGTGCCCAAGTATTCCGTTCTGAAATTGCTGTTCTTGTTGGCAAAACAAGTGACGAAGACATCATGCGTGTGAACGGATGGATCAAACGCCGGGACTTTATCAAACAACATAACAAGCATGATTATGGCTTTGGCACACGTCTGGTGATGCAAGCAGATCAGCTCAATTCAATCGAAAAACTATGGCTTGAATTTGCTCACAGAAAGCATGGGGCCAATGAAGGGGAAATCAAATGAAAGCAGTCGTATTAGACCTCGAAACTACCGTGCAGGATATACTCGGGTTAAAGGATAACAGTCCATTTGACCCAAATAATAAAATTGTAATGGCTGAATGGCGGCGTGTTGAAGATGGTGTCATCGGAGTAGCTAAAAGAGCTATTTTCTATCACAAGGATTTAACCAGCCCCGATAGTCCAAAAGAACTACAAGATGATTTGGATTGGGCAGATATCGGCGTGGCACATAATGCCAAGTTCGATTGGATGTATCTGCAAGAAGCCGGCTTTAAATTGCCAGAGCGCGTCTGGTGTACGATGATTGGTGAATACATATTTGCTAGATCTCAGCCAAAATTTAAGTCGCTTAAAGCTACAGCCGAAAGAAGGGATGTTACTCGTAAGAAGTCTGATCTTGTAGATGATTTATTCCAAGGTGGAACCGGGTTTGATCAGATGCCGCTCGACACTGTAATCGAATATGCCGAGGCAGATGTCTTGTCCTGTGCAGAGATTTATCTGGATCAATTAAAAGACCTTTCAAAAGATTCAAATAAAGGTCTTGTACCCGTATTTGACCTGATGAACGAAATGCTACTCTTCCTGTGTGAGCTAGAGCGTAATGGTATCTGTATTGATACTGACGTGCTTTCAAAGGTTGAAGATGAATACATCAAAGAAAAGGCAGAGATAGAAGATACGCTCAACGAGATTATCGAATCCGTTATGGGCGATACCCCAATTAACAAAAACTCTGGCATCGACATGACTAAGGTAGTCTATAGTCGCTTTGTTCCTGACCGGGAATATCATCGCAGAGCATTTAACATCGGTAATAACCCCGCCGGCAAACCGCTCCCACCGCCTCGTATGAGCCCCTCACAGTTTGCTAATACAGTACGCAAGAGCACCCGTAGGGTAATGAAGACTGTGGCACATCACTGCGAAGCCTGTGAAGGCCGGGGGCGTGTTCAGAAATACAAGGTTGATGGCAACCCGTACAAGAACCTGACCAAGTGTGAGGCTTGTGATGGTTTTGGATATATCCTGACAGAAACAGGTAAAGTAGCTGGATTAAAGCTCGTACCAGAGGGCCCACGGGATGCCAGTATAAATGGATTTAAGACAGATAAGGTCACAATTGCACGACTGATTATTCAAGCGGAAGTAAAGGGCAATGAAACCGCTATATTGTTTTTAACTAAGTTATCTAGGTTGAATGCAATCAGTACCTATCTCGATTCATTTATTAAGAACATCAAACAATGGACACGGCCGGACGGACTTCTTCATGCTCAGTTTAACCAAACTATAACTAAGACCGGTAGACTATCGAGCTCCAATCCAAACTTTCAGAATATCCCAAAGGGGCACAAATTTCCTGTACGGAAGGCTGTAGTTTCTAGGTTCGAGGGTGGTCAGATATTAGAGGCCGACTTTTCCGGACTTGAATTCCGGGTTGCCGGGGAATTAAGCCGCTGTCATCAGATCATTGATGATATTCAGTCTGGTAAAGATGTTCATAAACAAACGGCCAGCATCATCAATCAGTGTGACGTTTCTGATGTTACAAAGGATATGAGACAGGCCGCGAAAGCGTTTACGTTTGCCCCGTTGTACGGCGGCATGGGTGCCAATGAGGCCCCTCACGTTCAAAAGTATTTTAAGGAATACTTCAAAATCTACTCAGGTCTTGCCAAGTGGCACAAAGAGCTGATGGATGGCGTGTTAAAGGATGGTATAGTCCGGATACCTTCTGGCAGGGAATTTTATTTTCCCGGGGCAAGACGGCTTCGTAACGGACGTGTTACTAACGCAACCAATATTGTAAATTATCCGTGCCAAAGTTTTGCAACAGCCGACCTTGTTCCGCTGAGTTGCATACGGGCATTCAAGAAATTCAAGGAAATAGGACTCACCTCAAAATTGATCCTGACGGTTCATGACAGCATCGTGGTGGATGTTTTTCCCGGTGAAGAAAAAAAAGTTGTTGATGCACTGAAGTGGGCAATGCGTGAAATGCCCTCAGAAGTGAAGCAACGCTTTGATTATGAACTCTTATTACCCTTGGACATCGAAGCGACAACCGGCCCCAACTGGATGGAGCAAGATGATATCCCGATTGACTAACGCCACTAGTTAATGTATTATAAAAGACCCTAATAAAGGAGACAGCAATGGGCGAACTCTCAACTATCGATCAGTCAAAAGCTCTAGAATTGGCCGCTATTCTAGGAACAAGCGAGAAGGCATCAAGTGATCGTCTTCCACAATTAAAAGTGAACACTAAGCGGAAAGATCCACAAGGCCGTAAGATTGAAGAAGGTATGTTCTTCGTTACGGATCAAGATGAAAACGTGTATTCGGAAACTGTCCGCATCCGTGTTTTAAGTCAGCTATTCCAGTGGATTCATTACGATCAGGAAAAGAATAAAGTCGTTAATAAAACGATTCTTATTCCAAAGCTCCGTGATGAAGCGCGTGATATGAAAGGCGGCACCCGTTGTGGTAAGCCAGCCTCAAAAGTCCTGCGTGAGCTACCGAAGGAAGAGCAAAAGAAATACACGGATATCAAGTGTTTTCGTCAGCTCCGCGTTCTTGTCAGCTATACCGGTAAAACTGCCGATGGTGACGAGGTTACGGTTGAAAACCTACCAGCGGTTATGTTGTTGAAGGGATCGAACTTCAGCCCCTTCGAGGACGAGTTCATTAAGGTAATTCCCCGGAATAATAACTATTATGATTTCTGGTGTGATGTAACTTTGGAAGAACTCACTAACGGTTCGGTGACGTATTATGTCAATCATT